TTAGACAGCTTAAACGTCTGCTTGTCGGGTCTATTCAATACATAACCACGGTATCCCCTATTCTTAAAGTGATACAATAGTCGGGCCTTGTTGTTCTCCGGTAAGATAGGCATTCCGTAGAATATACAAGCCATCAATACCTCCTCAAAAAATATCTCTGCTGTTTGTGGTCTAGCCACATACTCCAAGAAGAACTCGTTTGTTGGTGCCTTCTCCATATGGAACTTAGTCAAACCATGCAATGCACCATTCGATCCACCACCACCTACTACTCCTGAGATGTCATAGGGGTCACATCCAAACGCACCTAAGTGCTCGTTTGCCGGGAACTTACGTCCGTTCTTATAGACAATTTGATTTCTTAATCTTTGCTCCGGAATCCACGATACATAGAACCGACCTTTCTGATCTGGCGTCCAAATGACCTCACTGTCTTTTACACCGCCTTTCCAATGGAAGTATCCCCTAGTAATGACGCGATCCTTAATCATCGAATCGTTGTAGTCAATCTGTTGGTATATCTTTGTCAAGTTGAATAACGACTGCTTGGACTCATCCCTAAATGCGTGTGACTCTGTGCGTGGGAACTGACGATAAAACTCATTGAGTGCATCTGAGTCAGACTTTAATGCCGCAACCTCATTATTCCAATAGGTAATAACGCCATTACTAATCATCTCCTTGTCTACACCAACCACTGGTTTCTTTGGGTCCTCGAATACCGGCCAACCGAACTCATCGATATAACCCTCGTAGTTCCACTCCATAGGAATAAACAACGCGTATAGTCCTGACTTAGTCTGACCATTGGCCGATCGTTGTCTAGGGTCGCTATCGTTGAATAGTTTCTTAAAGTTCTCACCACCTTTTGATAGTGCATTTGATGTTGATCCCATCATACACTTACCGATGATCCTAGATCCCAATCGTAGACACGTCTTGGTTACTCGCCAGTTATTGAGAATGTTCTCAGGCCTTTCCCATTTTCCAGATTCATCATGTACTAATAGCAATAACTTCTCACCATCATAACTGTTGTCAGCTGTGTTCTTCCAGTCAATGGTAGTATCTAACCCTTCTATATCATCCTCGCGCTCCTCATCCATGTTCTTACGAGTGATCTTACTCGCAGGAACCCGAAAGGCTAACTCCGTCTTCGGGTTATCCATACCATCCTGGATCGGCTTGAAAAAGAAGGGATAATTTCTTACAATAGGCACAACCTTGTCGGTAAACATCTTCTTGGCATCGGATCCTGTTTTAGATAGGATTCCAAGACGAGCGTCACGGACAATTGTACCTTGGTTTGATGTCTCAGATGAGGACATAAATGAAAAACCTGAACGTCGGTTCTTTAGGTAACATATACCAAACGATCGGTTGTCAGCTTTACATGCCTCCCAATATATGTAGAATATCCGGTTGGACTCACGGAAGTCAGGTAGACCGACGTCAATCTTGGTCCACTGTAGATACATGTAGTGCGTTCCGGTCAGATAGGTTGGCTTGCCGTTGTTCATGAACCAGTGTCCATGCTCGCGTCGGTCAAACTCCTTCTCTATACTATCGACATACTTTGATTTGAATAGGTTGTCCTTTCTGTTCCAATCAAATATTGACTTGATCTTTTGAAGCTCAGCAGGATACTCTTGGGCTACCCATCTATTGTTGGTGTTCTCTAATTCTTTTGGTGTTGCAGGAATGGCAATCCTTAATCCATTGATCTCGTATACATCGCCAATCGTTCCATCCTTTGATATCACCACGAGGTCATACTCAGGGTGATATCCGTAGGTCCAAGACTTATTCTTGTTCTTAGCCACCACAGCTTGACGCTGCACATAGTTACTTAATATGGAGTATAACTTATTTTCCATTTCTTATCTTCGCCCTTCCTTCAGCCCATCCACCTTTACCTGCCGTTACTTCAGCTGGTTGATCTCGCTTAGTCTCCTCCTCCTCAATCTTTGTCAGCATATACATAGCATCCTCAAATGCCAAACGTTTAGCTGACGCAGCGTTCTTCATCTTGTCGGCCGATATATCGTCCTCAGCATGTGTGATGATAGGAGACTTTAATACTTTGATCAGCTCATCAATCGCTTGCTTAGCTGCTTCTACAATCTCTATTTTTTTAGACATATGTTCCGGTTATACATTCGGTAAAGAATCTCATCGTCAATCTTAAACTCATACTCGCAGTCAGGTGTGTACGACACTATGTCTCCCTTCTCAACCTCATCTAGCTTGTCGTTCTTATAGACCAACTCACCCCACATTTGCTCTAGGCCACCCGTTTGATTGAACATACGATCTTCCGATACGATTGGTCTAACAAACACAAATGGCTCAGGTGCCTGCCATTCCTCACCTCTTTTGAATAGGTAAATCTGATCAGGCTCAGCAATAAATAAGTCTTCTGATAGGTGATGCCAACTGCTCTTTTGTCTACCCTTCATGTCGTAGTAGAACTTAAACACGTTATGGTGAACACACACGGTGTCACCGGCTTGGATTGGACCATCGTAATATATAGGCACGGAGACAACCTCAGCGAATCTATTGGATACGCGGTGGTCTTCCTGAGAGGTACTAATAATAAACTCGGAATCTCCGAATTGTCTTATGTTGTCGTACCGCCTCAAGCCAACCGGCTTTATGATGAAGCAGTAGGGAGCTTTCATTAGAAATCTATTTTGTACTCTGTTGAGATTGGCATATTGGCCGAGAAGTTTTTCCAACAAACAATCGCGCCATCCTGCATGATCCAAATAGAAATAGATCCATCATCATTCTTGATAATAGACTCGATCTCATACTCGTCTCGGAGAACGCGTTGTCCTACAACGTAGTGCATGCACTTCATGTAGTCAGGACCAACAGATATTTTTCTAATTAAATTCACCTGTTTGAAGGTTAACTTGTACGTCACCATACTCGTTGTAGATCTCCTCCTGAACGGAAGATAGGTCGTGAGCAGCGATTTCAATGTTCGCCATTAACTGAGCCTTCTGAACTTTCAAACGTTCGAAATTAATCTCTGCGTCTGCAATGTTAAACTTAAGGTCTCTGAATTTTCTGTTAGCATCGATCAATCGATCTAGCTGGTCTTGTTTGATTTTTTTTTCCATTTGATTTGATTTGATGTAAAGGTATTAAATTATGCGGATATATACCAAGTCGCGTTGGCGTGGTTATATTGGAAACACACCGGAGTGTTTGCCGTTAAAGTTGCTGGGGCACCTACAAATGTAGCGCCTCCTGATATCCATGTTGTTGTTGCACGAGTAGCTGTAGCCATTACGACATACTTAGCTCCGTTCAAGTTTGAGTTAGATGCAGGTAAAGTAATCGCAAATGATGCTCCTGCTGTTCCTGTAAAGTATGTGTTGGTTCTAGTAATAGTATGAGATGTCAATAAATTTGTAGCGACAACCTCAGGTGTAGCATTCAATGCCAATAAAGCTTGTACATTGAAATTCTTTTGAGATCCGTTCTCATCGGTACCGAATACTGTACAATTAACATTTGGTGCTACTACGTTATAGTTATTTACTTTCATTGTCCTCTATTAAGTTTCTTATAATTCTTTGAAGACTTCAATTTAGATGTCTTAGATTTTGCATGAACTCCAGGGCGACTTACCTTCACCTTGACCAATGACGTAGATTCTCCCTTCTTTTTCATATTACAAATTTAACGATAATTTTTAGAACTCATTTATTAAGCAGTAACTTACTAACTTTTCAGTCTTCAATAAACTAATCATAGTCTTGTATTTATTCAAGTTATTTACTACTTGACAACCTGCTGACCACCAACCAATATCACTACCTGATGCACCATCTAAGCTGTATGTGTTAGGGTGAAAGTTAATACCAAAGTATCCTTCCTGTAGCTTTCCTTGCTCCTCTGACTTATCGTCTTTGTCGGTGTCTCTGTATACCTTTACCTTGTTACCTAACTGAAGTAATGCCTCAACTTTACCGTTATGCTTTCCGTACTTCCAAAGCTTGTAGTACCACTCATCTGACTTAACTATAGCTGCCCCGTCTTTATTGACCTTCTCAAATTGCTTTAGTGTAGGTGTACCCGGATTAGTTGTAGCTGATGTTACCTCAATAAACTCTTCACCTTTAAATAGGTATATCTTATCGTCAAACTTATTTGGTGCGTCTTCTTTAGATCTAACACCTAATAACCAATAGCCATCAGGTATATCTTTATAAGAGTCGAGTTGTTTAACTCTTTCTAAGAGCTCTATATCTTTGAATTTTCGAACCATGTTATTTCCATTTGTCGCTTTCGCTTTTAAGACCTGTGATAAAGTCTCTAAATGATTTTAGCA